CTTGTCACCAATGACAATGTGTCTGCCATAGACGGGAACAATTGGAATGTATTTACCCGCCCAATCCCGTTCTTCAAGCACCTCAACCGCTGTCAATTTGCAGTATTTAATTGTTTTCTTGTAGGACTCACGGCTGTCAACCACTTCAATGCCGTAAGCAGCCAGGCGTGTAAAGAAGTCCTTGTCATCAGCAAATGTCGCTGTGCCATCGCTTAAAAGGTATAACTTTGCCTTTTCTTTGACCGTGTAGTAATACTCAGCTAGGCGAATATCCTCCTTGGTAATCCACTCAGATTGAGAATCACCCGTGCCGCGCTGTGTGAAACTTGTGCCGCCATCTTCTGCGTCAGGGTACATCTTGCGGAATTCATCTTTGCGCATCATTGTTGTGATTAAACAACGGTCAGCGTCAGACCCGTCTGGTAGGACTGAATTAGGGTCAAAGTACACCGTAAATGGGTTATCCACAGGGTCAATGTAGATTTCCTGATCAAACGAATCGTCTGAAATGTAGTCAGTTCTGACCCGCATATAGCCCCAACCCATACGAACTGCGTATTCAAACGCATTGTCATAGGCGTGATCAGCGTTGGAATTGACTTCAATGTGGCGAATAATGCCTTGGATGGTCTGTGCGTCCACCATGTCATCATGCGTGTTTGTAGCATGAACTTTAATGCGGGGGCGTTGCTGACGTTGTTGGTTTGAAACTTGGCGGCAATAGTTATCCACCTTATTAACCGTAATGCAAGGGCGTGACTCTACATTACGGGAGTTTTGCAGATCAACAGGCCATTGATCACCAGAACCAAACTTCAAATCCTCAAGGGCATCCTGACGGTTCATTGTGTCTGCATCATTGGCAAACTTTAAAAAGTCGATTGCTTCCTGAATTCGTGAATCGTAATCATCAGCCATGATGTTGCCCTAAGTGATTTGGAGACATTTTAACTCATCCATGAGTGTTGGCTACCATAATTTGTGGTAGGTCTGGGCTTTCTGGCTTGTTTAGGCTCATTGACCATCAGACCAATATATCTAAACGCATCAGCGCCATGCGAATAATTGTCGTGCAAAGGCGTTTTGCTAAATTGCTTAGTCTCTGGGTCTACATCGTAACGGTAATGCCGCAGACATTGCAAGCCTTCGTGACAGTTGTCCCTGTCAAACCAGCAATTGATAAAAATTGTCCTAGCCGCATTGATTGAATCCATGATGGGCGTTCTAGGAATAATCCTAGTTTTATAACCCGCGGCTCTAACAATTTCCTCAATGCTTCTACCATTAGCCGCCAGCGTTTTATTCTCAGCATCGTGCGGTAGCCATAGCGTGTCGTACATATAGCCAAAGGTCTGCATCTTGGCTAGGTATTCGCTCATGGTCTGCTGATTGCCCTCAATGTAGCGAATCAAGCGGGTTTCCATGCCCACAAACTGCAAGAACCAAATAGCCGTAGCGTCTGACCACCCAAGGTCAAAGATGGCGTGAACGGGTTTTGTGGCATCGTAGTTGACTTTTGTAATACGCCCATCTAACTCAGCCAGTTGCATTTCTCTGGCAAAAATAGCGCCATCTACGGTCTGTCGGCATAAACCTTCCCAAACCACGTTATAAGCCTGTGGATCACGGTTTTTAAGCGCATCCTTTTCAAGTTTAAGCGTTTCAGGAAACCACGGGTTGTCTGACCAGTTGACCTTTTGAACTATGCAATCTTCTGGGGGGCTTAAAACAAACCGCTGGTAAGTCTCATCAGTCTCTAACTCCGGGTTAAATGTTACCCAGATTTCTGACTTTGATTTGCGAATGGTAGGAATCAATACATTCCACGACATACGGCTGGTTGTCTGTGCTTCCTCAACCCAACAAACGTCAACGCCTTCGTAAGACTTGACGTTAGCCACATTGTTCTTTAAGCCTACAAAGCTAAATTCTGTGCCGTTCTTAGCCCTGATTGATGCTTGGGTGATTTCGTAAAACCCTTCCAACCCAAGCGCCATGATCTGATCACACAATAGCTTGTGAACTGAATCTTTGATTGAAGTCTGGAATTCACGGGCACAAAGCACCCTTAACGGGGCTTGAGCGCCTTTAATCAGCAATGCCCTAGCAACCCCCCAAGACTTAGCACCACCGCGGCCACCGTAAAGAACTTTGTAACGTGATGGCTTGAACAGGCACTCTAGCTTGAGTGGGAACTCAGCCTTTGCGACAGCTTGTGCAACGTCACTCACTTGGCTTCACAAATGAAACTTGGATACCTGTTAGGAATGGCACACCATCAGCACCCGTGATTTCTTGTTTTACTTGCTCACGGTACTTTTTGGGGAATCTTGCCGCCATAGACCTTGACCAGATTGTTGCGTTCAGCCTTGGCCCGTCTTTAGTCTCAACCATGTAATTGTCGGCTTGATCTTCCCACCACGCTTGCTCAAGTTCCTTGGCTTCTGTTAAGGCGTGCAAAAATTCTGGGTGATCATCACGCCATTGATACATTGTTCTTAGGGAAAACCCTATTCTGGAAGCAATCTGTTCTACGCTCTTGCCGATTTTGCCCAAGGCTATGACTTCCTCACAATACTCTGGTTTGTAAAGGGATGGTCTACCAACAGGGCGCTTATCTTCGGTCATGTTTATACGTCTGTAACCACTTCAGGGTCAGTTTGCTTATCCAATTCAGCTAACCAATAATTACAGTCTTGTAATGCACCGTTGATCATGTGTAGTTGAACTTCCAATTGTTTGCCTTGAGTCATCAAGGTTTCAATTTGTTTGTTAATTGCTTCTTTGTTCATGTTAACAGTTCCAGTTTTTGAGTGATGCTTTAGCCCGTTCAGCCGGGCCTTTTGAATTCTTGACTACGCCTTCCATTCGGGCGCAGAAACTTGCCTTGCGTCCCTCATCCGCTTTTGTCTTTGGATTTGGGGCTGGCGGCTTTAAGTTGGCATTGTTCTTGGCGTTGTACTCAGCGCGGCCTTTAGCGGTCATTCCAGCGCCTTTATCTGTTGGGTTGTAGGTCTTACCCTTGCCAACAGTTTTATGCTCTATGGGCTTATCGTGCTTTTTAGTCGCCATGTTTTACTCCTCAATTACAAAACATACATCTTGCCAACTCATTTTGAGTAAGCGTTCATCATTGTGTTTAATTTCCTCAAACTTTAGGTATTCGTCTTTGTATTCCTTGTGGAATGTACCAAAAGCTATTCTGTCACCAATGTTTAGACCCTCGGCTTGGGCTTCTGGGCCTACCGCCATAACCGTGCCGCGGCTTTCGGCTTCTGCCGATTTAAAGTAAATTGTGCTTTGAATGCGTTGTTCAGGGCGCACAAGAATCTTGTCTTTAAGTGGTTGCAAATTCATTTTTTAGCTTTAGCTGGTCTGCCGCGTTTTTTAGGTGAAAAAGAACCCGCCACAGGGACGGGTAAAACATCCTCATGGATGATGGCAACTACAATTTGAAACTCGCCACACCAATCGTTAGCGTGTTTGTTTTGTAAAGTTGGGTAGCGTCTGCAACTACCCATTATCTGAGCATCACGAAAAAATTTGCATATTTCGCATTTCTCAGTCATCTAGGCTTTGCCTCATCAGCAGTAACCGCTTTGTTTAATCCAGCGGCCAATCGTTCTGCAAAGCCTTTGTTTTCTGATTCAAAGTTTCTTAGTTCTTTGTATTCAGAGAATTTTCCCGGCTGTTCCACGGTAGATGGCATCGGAGATTCTCTCCCTGCCGCCAATCCCGCTTTTTCTAACTCGCTCAAGTGTCTCATGTAACCTCCTTCGTGTTTCATTCTCCTCTAGTTTAGGTAGCTTGTCAAGCTGGCTTGCAACAGCCTTACCTTTACCTTTGGAATTATCTACAACTTGTATGTTGACTTTGGGATTGCCTTTGTATTTTTCTTGAAGTTCTTGAATGACTTGTCGTGCGCCAATGTGAGTTTTTAAATGCTCATCAATGGGGACGGTGCGGCCAGAACCCTTTTCTTTTTCCATGCGGCTGGCTCGGCTTAATGCGCCAAACTCTAATGCTTCAGCGGGATCGCGGTATGTATAAACAATACGAACCTTGCGCTTTGCGTCTAACGCTTGTTGAATTTTTTTGTCTGCGGACTCAAACTTGTTCATGTTTGTGTCGTAAATCATTTCTGACCGTTTTAAAGCTGGATCGACACTTTCCAATAAATCTAAGGCTGTGGTCTTACCAGCCCCTGTGCCGCCAGCGCTAAAAACAACGGTGTTATCCATGCCTTTGGGCGTGGGGTTTGCTAGCTTTTCCGCATAAACTTTTTTCATAAATGCGCTAGATGGCTCATGCACATCAGCAGATTTGGTGCGGTCTGCCCTGTATTCGGGCGACATTTCCCGCGCTACGTCTGTGTTAATAATTCGCCCACCCTTAGATTCTGGGTGCGCTGAATACTCAGAAATTAGCTGTGGGTACTCCCTTGCCAAGCGCTGAAAATAGGCTTGCTCAATGGGGTTTGCAGGGGCAAGCGATTGCCCCATAGCAGGGGCTGGCTGTCCCATCCCCAACATAGAGGATAGTTGGACAGCCATTTTTTAACGATACTCTGATTTGGTTTTGGTGTAACAGATGCCGTCTGTTTTGCCAGTATTAAACTGTTTGTCAGCCATCATTTTGTCCTCTTTACCCATAGCCACACCACCGCGCATTTTTTCCATGCGTTCGCCTGAACGGTCAGACGATTCAGCACCTTTAGGGGGTGTTGCGCCAGTTGTGCTTTTGGTCATTGTTGTGTCCATTTTACCCATGATATTTTCCTTGCAAAGAATTTATGGTTTTGACTTTATGTCCAATATGGCACAATGTCAACCACCATTTTAACAGGAATTTATCATGGCTTCAAAATTTACTGTCACACGCGAAAAATCTAAAACTCCCCGTGAACCAATGCACTACGAAAAGGTTTCTGAGCATCGCTCTGAAATGTCCCGCATTAAAGCTGTGGAAAAAGAATTGAAGCAACATGAGTCTCAAGGCTTAGACAAGGCTCACAAAGGAAAATAAGGAATTGGCACTTCTGGCGGCCATTTGTTCCCAAGTGCCTCTACCGTAGCTTTGTGGGCTTTTTGCCACATATCTTTGCGCTCATCTTTGGATAAATGCGCCCCTTGGTCTATTTCATAATGGCATTTAAGACACAAAGCGGCCACTAAGTTGTCATCAGCTTTGATACCCTTACCCTTACCCCCGCCCCAATTGCTGTGGGCCGCCTGAACCCCGTTATCTATTCCACAGCTTTGACAGGCTAAACCCGCTACTAGCTTTAACAGTTTCTGGCTTCTCACATATTGGTGTTTCAGGTATTGCATATTCTTTGGTTTGGTACTTGTGGCCGTTTTTACATTCTCGCCTTCTGAGGATAAATTCAGGGCTTGCTCTTGTGTCTAAAACTTTAGCATTGCGGATTCCGCAAACTGGACACATCATTTTTTATCTATGCCTTCGTAAATTAACTGTAATTTGACTAATTCCAAAGCGCCAATGATTGTCGCCATGTAAAGGGATTCATCGTATTTGTTAATGGTGTAAAGCAAATCTTCTATAAGACTGTCTACCAATTCACCTTGATTAAAATTCATGTCTCTATTCCTTTTTCTGCCATCCAGCACAAAAGCCATTCAATGAACTCTGAGCCTTCCTCTTTGGTGAACTTGTGGCTTTGTAGTCCTAACTGCACAACTCTTTCACCGTCTAGGCTTGGGGCTACCTTGCCAATCTTGCGCCCTGTTTCATGCGCCCATTGGTCAATTAAAAGGCGTTTCCAATCGTCTGCACCCCACGTTGAGCCAGCCACTTTCATAGCTTTATAAATCTTATCAATCAGGGCATGAAACATATCATTTTGGTCTGTGCTTCTAGTTGCCTTTTTGACTTCCAAACGTAATTGCTTGCCAGCTTGTAAGGTTTCTTTGATCTTAGGCCACAAATCTTTTAAGACGGTGTGGGCTTGTTCGCTGTTTTGCAGAGTAATGATCATGGTTTAAATCCTATGTAATAAGCAACTAAACCCCAATGAACAATAAGTAAAACAACCAAAATGGCGTAAACAAGTTTATTGCTCATTTGACAACTCCAATCATGCGTAAAGCCGCTTCTGGGCTGTCAATTCTTGACAACGTACTACCAGACCAGTTTTCAAAGAAATCGTCTTGTAGCCCCGTTAAACGCTTTTTAGACGTACTTTTAATCTCTACCAGAAATGTGTGACCGCGAAACCCAACTAAAAGATCAACAGGTAAAGAAATAATCCAAACATAAGCACCCGCGGCTCTTAACGCTGAAACAATTTGATCTTGGTTTGCGTCTACACGGGCGGCATATCTCATTTTTGGTCTTTCAGGGTGTTCATTCGTTTGCGTAAATCATCAGCGGCTAGTTGTCCGCGTTTCTTGGCAATGTCCAACAGGGTCTGTTGCCACCAGTATTGGGATTCCCCCCTGCCTTCCTCTAAAGATTTCTTTTTGAATCGCCTGATCCATTCCATTGCTTCCGATTGCCTCATAGTCTCCTGTAAGTTCAAGCGCTCTGAGGATGACAAATTCGCTAAATTGCCGCCCTTCTCTGACTCGGTTAAGAATTGCAGTTGCTTCATGGTGTGTCATGGTTTTCTAAGTTCTGCTAATTTTGCTTTGATGTGTTCAGGAATAGGAACTGCTTTTTTGTTATCCAAATCAATCTTGATCAAAGCCGGGTCTTGTGGATAACTTCTTTTTTTAATAATATGGTTATTGGTTAATGGTTCATGGTTCATGGTTGGTTGAACCCCTGTTGAACGCTCGTTCAACGCCTGTTCAACGCCCGTTGCATTTCTGTTCATTGATCGTTTAAGCGCTGATGCTTTTCCAGCCTTAGAAGCACTTGTTAATTGTTGCTTGTAGTGTTCAATTTCTTTATCGCATCGTGTGTGATGCCAGCATTGATTTTGCAAATCTAAAACAAAAAACATTCCTAAAAGACCTTCAAGTTCAACTCGATTGTCTCTAGTTCCTGTTTTCATTCCAAGTTCAAATAAATTATTTGGCAATGGCTTTTCAGAATCGTAATAAAGCCAAATCAATTTAAGATAAATGCCAATTTCTTCATTTGTTAAAAACGATGTGTCCTTGATGAAGTCACCAATATGATGCTGGTAGTAGTGCATACAATTTCCACTTAAAAACCCACTTAAAAGAAACTGCGGCAGGGGA